ATCTCCTCGACGGGCTTGCCGGTCTTCGCTGCGTACACGTTCGCGAGCGAGCCGCCGACCTTGTCGAGCAGCTCGGCCATCGCGCGCATATCGTCCGCGGTGCCCCACTCGAGGCCCGACGGATCGTGGATCATGAAGAAGGCGTTGTCGGCCATGCGGACCTCGTCGCCTGCGAGCGCGATCACGCTCGCGATCGAAGCGGCCAGGGCGTCGATCTCGACGATGACCCGCGCCTGGTGCCGCTTGAGCGCGTTGTGGATCGCGAGCCCCTCGAAGACGTCGCCGCCGCCCGAGTTGATGCGGACCGTGAGCAGGCCCACGTCGAGCGCGGCGATGTCCTTGACGAACTGCTTCGACGAGATGCCGTCGCCGAACCAGCTGGCGCCGATGTCGTCGTAGATCAGGATCTCGGCCTCGTCCGAGTCGGCTTCGGCGCGGATCTGGCAGACGAAACGCGAGTCCATGGTCACTCCTCGACGTAGGGGACGAGGCGCGAGGCCGGCGTACGACCGCCCCCGTTGCCGTTCGTGTTCTGGTTGCGCGCAGCGGGCGGGGTGTCGACGCCGCCGACGTAGACGCCGGCGCTCTTCGCGTATTCCACGTCGGCCTTGCTTTCGTCGACGACCGTCTCGAAGTCGTGGCCACGCTCGGCTGCGAGCCGCTGGCGCGATGTGAGCCCGAGCTTGATTTCGCGCTCCGCGGCCTCGAGGTCGTTCGCCGGGTCGACCCACTGCCAGCGGCGGCCGTGCCACTCGACGGCGTAGTAATCGCGCGCGGACGACGAGGGCAGTCGAACGGCGCCCGTGAGCAGGGCCATGGCGATCCAGTCGCGATAGGTCGTGCGGTGGAAGCGTCGCGCCTCAGTCCGCTGTAGGCCCTTCCAGTGATCGCGCTCGGGGATGAGGCCCGAGCGTGTGTTCGAGTAGCTCGCGTCCGACACGTCCCCCGACAGCGTCTGGTAGGACATGTGGAGCCCGCGCGAGACGCCACGGAGAAGCGTCTTCATGAACGGGTCGAATGCATCGCTCGGGTGCGTCGGGTCGAAGCCGCTGAACTCCTGGCCGGGGTCGAGTTCGTCGACCGTGGCGGGGGCCATTTTGCGGCGGATCCGCACGTCGCCCTTGCCTTGCTCGGCCTGCATCATTTTGCGCTGCGCGTGGAGCGCCGCCGCGTCCGCGTTGGTGTTCTTGATGAAGCCCATCTTGGACGCGCCCATCCGCGCCGCGACGAGCTCGGCTTCCGTGTAGCCGTCGATCATCTCGACCGTCGTCAGGACGGGCGCGAACAGGGTGAACCCACGCGTCTGACCGGGCCGGTAGCGGATGAAGTGATGCCCGATCTGATCGGCCGGGATGCGGACCCGCTCGCGGCGGAACCCGGGCTCGTCCGGGTGCTCTTCCCAGAAGTGGTAGGCGAGCGGGCGGCCGAACTCGTCGACCTCGACGCCCTGCACGATCTCGCGGCCCGTCCGGGCGCGCTTCTCGTTGAAGTCCTCGTCGAGCATGTCGGGGTCGAGCAGCTCGATCGCGTAGCCGTGCGGGTTGTCCCAGCCCCGGTGCCGACGCCAGAACACCTCGCCGTCCTGCACCCACGACTTCGTGACGAGGCGCTCAGTCTCGACGAAGCCCTCGACGCCGTCGACCGTCGCGTACTCTTCCCTCCACTCGGCCCAGCCTCGTTCGATCTCCCACCTGACGGCGCGAACTGGCTCGCCGTTCGGATCGTTCGGCGGGTTCGTGATGTTCGGCCGGATCTGGATGCCCTCCCAGCCGTTGATGTTGTCGGCGAACGCCTCGACGACGCCCGCTGCGAACGGGTTGTTGCGGACGAGGTCGCGCGCGGCCGCGCGGAGCGGACGGAGCGCATACTGCGTCTCGGTGTCCGGATGGTTGACCGCCTGCCAGCGATCGGCGTAGAGGCGGGTGATCTCGGCGCCCTTGAACGCCGTCGCGCCCGCCCACTGGATCGAGGCCGCCGTGTCGAACACGCTCACGGTGACTTACCCACCCGGAGGAGCGCGTAGCAGCCCGCCGTGAACAGCACGCGGAGGTGCCCCCAGCCCGCGATGCTGAGCAGGAACAGCCCGCCGGAGATCGGCCACACCTCGGGCGCCAGCAGGGCCGCGAGTCCGTACGTCACGAGCGTCCAGCCGCCGACGATCGCAAGCGCGTGGAGGGTCACGCCTCGGGCGGACCACGCGGTGCGGGCCGCGCGCGGTACGTACCTGACTGCCTCACGCGCCCGGATCCACCGCACGGCGCTACCCACGGACGGGCCACCACTCGTGCACGACCGCGGCGCCGGGGTTCTCTTCCTCGGCGACGAGGAGCATGTAGTGCGCGCGCCGGCCCTCGAGATCGGCCGTGTCCCGGTACTCGATCGTGCGGTTGTTGATCGTGATCCGCTTGGCTTCGGCGCTCTGGGGCACACCAGCGAGGAGCGCAGCCTCGATCGCTTCGAGCATCCGGCGGTTCGTCGACTTGACGTTGACCGCGGTCGCCGGATCGGCGAGCAGGAGGAGATGCTCCGAGTAGACGATCGTGCCGTCGAAGTCGTCGCCCGACTTGTTCACGCGCCCAACCAGACGGTACTTGCCGGCGGTCGTGACGGCGCCGCTCTGGGCGGCCGTGACGCGCACCTCGAACGAGGGACCGGAAGCCGCAGCCGCGACGTGCGTGCCCCACGTCAGGTCCAGGTCGTCGGGGCCGCGCAGGTAGTAGGCGAGTTGCCAGCTTTTGTCAGCCGGGAAGTCCGGGTAGGTGGCGTCCCATGACCATGCGCTGCCGATCACCAGATCGGTGGGCTCGCATGTGGGGACGGTGGGGGCCACTCAGGTCAGATCCTGGTGGCGCCGGGGCTGCCCAAGAAAAAACGGCCCCGACCGCCACCTGTTCGGTGGATACGGTCAGGGCGTCATCCCGGTATGGGGTAGGGCCCTTCGTGCTAACTGCTTGTGGTGCTGCGTAAGGCTACACGGTTACTACCGGTCGTATTCGCTGGCAAGCCCCGCGTGCTTGACCGGTCGCGCGAGCATCCGCCATTCGACCTTCATCGGGATACCGTTTTGGAAGTGCACCGTCACGCTACCCGACTTCGTGGTGTCGAGGTCGAGCAGCTCGTCGCCGACGCCTTCGAACGCGGCGCGGATCACCCGCTCGCGCTGGCCGTTCGCCGAACTCACCAGCTACCCCAGCGCCCGCCACCCGTCGCCCAGGCGCCTTCCGGCTCAGGCGGCGGAGGCGGTGGCTTCGTGTCGGGCTCCGGCTCGGGCTTCGGCGCCCGCCTCGCACGCTCGATCCATTCGGGCATCAGCTCGCGGATCGCGACGCCGAGCGACTGAAGCGCCGCCATGTTGTAGGCGTGCAGGTCGATCGCCTCGTTTCGGGTCCGCGTCTGGACGAACATGCGACGCGGCTTACGCGAGCCCTTCACGATCGAGTTGACGATCTTCTCGGCGCCGAACTGCGCGAAGTATTCCGCATCGAACCCGTTGCACCGGCCGGGGTCGTGCGATCGTAGGTGCACGAATCGCGGGCCAGGGCGGGTGATTGAGAGCCGCTTGAGTAACCGATCCGTCAGGGCGAACACACCGAGAGTAAATACCTTCACGCCCTGCTGGTTCGCGCGCTGCGGCCTCCGGACGGGCGTAGCGCCCTCGGTGCCCGCGTCGCCCTTGCAGGCGTAGATCCCGCGAACCTCCCGCGGCTTCACAAACTTGTACACCGCGTCGGTGGCGTACCCTGAGTCGATCATCCCCGCCACGATCCGCATGTCGCCCCCGTTCTGGTGTCGGTAGGACTTCGTGAGCAGCGCGTCGAGTCGGGACCACGTATCTGCCCCCTCGGGGTCTCCGTAGACGCGCTCATGCATGACGTCCCACGACTCCTCGCCGATCCCGTAGCCGCGGACGAGCAGTTCGAGTCGGTCTCCCTGCACGTCGACAGAAGCGCAGAGCACGCCCACCCCGTCGGGCACCTCGCCCTCCCACTGCTCAGCCCTGGCCTCGAGCGAGGCGGGGTCGACCTTCGTCACCCGATCGTCCCACGTCTCCCCGAGCACGGTGTTGACGAACACCTTGAGCGCCTCGGGGTCGTCCTGCGCGTCCAGCCACTCTTCGACGAGCTTCGCCCAGCGGGCGCCGGGGAAGAGCGACATCAGCGCGTGGATGTGCCAGCCCGGATAGCGGCCATCGGGGTTCGTGGCGATCCACTGGCCCGCCTGGACCATCGCGCGCTTCTCGTGTTCCTCGATCCGACAGCCCTTCACGCAGACGTAGTGTGCCGTCTCGGGGAGGTGCCGGATGTCGAGCGATTTGGACTCGCAGTGAGAGCAACGGTCGCCGTACTCGGACTCGGCTCCGCACGACGTACAGACGACCTCCTTGTCCCAGGAGATCCCGTGCGCCTTGTCCTTGCCGCCCCACTCGAGCGGCTGGCTCTCCGCGCAGTGCGGACAGGAGACGAAGTAGCGCCGCTGGTCAGAGCCGGCGTGCTCTTTCTCGATCCGGCTCATGCCTTTGATCGTCGGCGTCGAGCCGCGGACGTGGGTTGAGTCGTCGAAGTCGTCGAGTCGCTTGTCGAGCCGTAGCAGTGGGTCGCCCTGGTCGTAGACATCTTCGAGCTCGTCGATCTCGTCGCTGAACGCCACGCGCGCCGAACGCCGCCGGAGCGCCGACGGCTTCGGGCCGATGATCGAGAGCGAGCCCCCACTGAACGCTTTGTAGGCGATTGTGTTGCGGGAGTCCTTGTACGAGTCGAGGTGGAGCCGCTCGCGCAGACACGGCGTCTGCCGGAACAGCGGGTCGAGGTTCTCCTTCGAGTAGGCGTCGGCCTCCTCATCCGTCGGCTGCATCACGATCACACCCGCCGGCTCCTGGTCGATGAAGAAGCCAACCCCGTTACCGATGATGCCCTCGGTGTAGCCAACCCGGGCACTCTTGATGACGCACGCCCTCCGGGGCCGATGTGGGTCCGTGATCGTGTCAAGGATCTCGGCGAGGTAGGGCGCCTCCTCGTTTGTCCAGAGCTGGCCCGCCATCGGGCCCTGTGTGAGCACCCTCCTGCGCTCGGCCCATTCACTGCCGGAAAGCGAGGGCGCCGGCCGGAACACATCCTCGCGGATCGCTGGATAGCGCTCCCCCGTCCATCGCGCCCGGTAGGCCGGAGCCTCACCCGACATCGGCCACCCCATCCGACTTGTCGCCCTCTCGGATCGCGCCGCGGACAGACTCGATCACCTCACGCAGGATCCGCCGGGCTTCCTTGAGCGGCACCTTCGCCGCCTTCGCGAGCCCTGGGGCGAACCGCGACGGCGCATGACGAAGCACAGAGTCGACCGCCTCAAGCGACTCCCGCACCAGCCCGCCCACCTCGTCGAGCGGCACCAAGTCGCCGCGCTTCAC